GCAGAGTCAAGACCATCTAGTGTTGTACCTGAAGTAGCTAGTGTAGATAAATAGTCTACATCTGTATCTGCTTCACACCATTTTTGTGTTTCAAAGTTATAGATAAGTAGTGAACGACCACCAGATATGTTGCCATAGTTCCAAATTACTAAGTTACGTTCTGGGTCTACTGCTGCTGATATAGAGTCAATATCGCCAATGTTAGCGTTAGCAAAGAAATATCTATCTACTTTTTCAGAGCCTATACCATTTAATGTTTGACCATTGGTAGCATAAAAACCATCATCTGATAAGAAGTAAGCTGTGCCAGAGTATTGTGCTATAGAGTTACCTTCTATACATCCTACGTTACGAGAGATAGTGTCAAATTGGAAGAATAATGGTGAACCAATATATGACATACGCACAATGGCTTTTTCTAGGAATACTATACCAAACTCACCACCTACAATACCGGTAATATCACCACCGTCAGGGAGCAACTGATAATCACTTTGTGATGTTGCTGTAGCAGTCCACACATCTGCTGCATTAATTCCAGACCATTGCACTTTGTTAGGAGTAGTGCCTGCACCAATATTAGCTGCAACTACAAAGTCACGAACTGCTGTAATGTATTTAGCGATAGGTGCATCTGAACTTACATCTGCAAAAGCTGTAGAACTGTTTACGTCAAAAGACTGTATCTTTTCAGAGCCATTAGATGCAAGTGCAAGATTACCAAACTGTAAGAATTGCCATCTATTAGTACCTGTATATCCACCTGCTTTAGACTCGTCTACTAAAGATAAGTCAGTATTGTCTACTTTAAATAGTTTAGTAGCACCGCCTGCAAAGATAAATACGTCATTATCTAGTTTAGCAGCAAAGCAATTATTTAAGTCTTCTGAAGCTACACCTGAATAGTTTACTGCTGACTTAAAAGGACCATATCCAATAGCTAAAGGGATGACGTTATTAGCTTCTGATACTGTATCTAATATAGATGGTTGGTCAGGTAACCAGTCTTTAAATTGTATACGTTGTGTAGGCATATTAAGCCTTCATAATATAGCAGAGTGCATAGTATGGCGGTAAGTTTTGGTTTGTACCACTTGAACCTGTTGTGCTATTTGTTGTAGCAACAGTAATACCAGTTGTGCTTGAGCTTACACTTGGGGTTAGCCCTTGTCTTCCTGATTGAGTACTTGTTGGGATAGTATATTGCTCGTTGTAATAGCCTTGACCTAAAGGATATGTATGGCTATGTCCAGAGTCTGTAACTGTAGAAGTAGCAGTATGAGTATGAGATACGACAATAGCATCTGCACTACCACCTGTAGCACCTACAGCATAAGTAGATGTAGCACCTACTACAAAACGGTTACGTAAGTCAGGTGTAGAGCTTGAACCATCACATAATAACCATCCACTAGGAATACTTGCTGAAGAACCTGACCATAACATAATCATACCAGCTACAAACGCATTACCCCATGTAGGAGTGTTTCCTAAACCTGCTGATAACAATACTTGACCACTAGCACCTGCTGTGCCATCTAGTGTAAATCCACCTGTAATTGCTAATGTACCTGCGACTGAAAATGGGTCGCCACTAGAACCATCTTGTTGGTTTTTTAGTAACGACATTAAGCTACGAATAGCATTGTTTACGTTAGCTGGTGAACAACCTTCAGCAATATTGATATTAGTTATATCGGTATTATCTGCTGCTGTTGCGCTAAATTCTGAAATTTTGGTTTTTGCCATCTTTTATCCTTGTCTTAACCATATATCGTTACTTGGAGTAATGTCAGTCCAAGTTTCTGTTCCTGCTGTAATTTCTGTCCATGTATCTGTAGATGGTGATATTGCTGACCATACGTCTGTAGATGGTGTTGTATCTGTCCATGTTTCTGTTCCTGGAACTACTGGTGTCCATCCTTCACCTTGTCTTGTGCCTTTAGCTGTTACACTTCCTATACCTTCTACATAAGCAAAACCTGCAAATATAGCGTTAGGGCTTGCATTTACTGTGGCAAAAGCGTTTACTTGTGCATTGGCTGAATTTATTAAACCACCTAAAGCTGATACTGTAGCAATTCCTGTAATAGAACCTGTTGCTGATTGTATACGGAAACCATTAGCTGTAACTGTAGCATTGGCTGTGATAGAAGCAATACCAGACTGTACTAATGAACCTAATGCTGTGACTGTACCTGTTGCTGTAATACTTGCTGAAGCTAGTGCTATAGAACCACCAGTAGCACTTACTATTGCTTCTGCAAATATTGCACCACTACCAAATTGTGATCTAGTGCCTAATGCAGATAAGTCTGCAAAGCCGTTTATAGATGCTGTGCCAAATACTAATGCACCGCTTGTTGTAACTGTAATTGTTGCAGTAGCTGTAATGCTTGCTGCAGATGTTCTAAAGCGTGTGCCTGATGCAGAGACAAATGCGTCTGCTGTTATCTGTGCTGCAGCTTCTAATGTTCTACCTGCTAATGAGCTAAAAGGTGCTTGGGAAAAGCTAGCTATGCCAAACATTTATTGCTCCTTATTCGTCTGCTGGAAGCGGAACTCCGCCTTCGCTTACCCATTTAAGGTAGGCTTGGTAGTCTGTGTTTGCTGGGTCAAATGGGATTGCTGCATTATCTTCTATACGTAAAACATTTCTTACTACATCATCATAACTTTTTAATAATTTATATGTCATTTTATAACTCCGCTGAAACTTCTAAATAACCTGATGCTGGTAATTTTATCCAATAAAATGTATTAGCTGTTAATCCTGACGCAACATTAACTTCATAAAAAAATTGATTTTGATTTGTTCCTGCATCTAGTTGATTAGAAAATGCAGTAACTGCTTGGTCTACTGTTGATAGATTTGGACTTCCTACTCTTGCAGAACTATATCCTGTTGTAGGTAAAGACCTCATACTAACTGGTAATGATAAAGCACCAAAAGCTCTTGTAGCATTATATGCTCCACATATTGATGAAACATACATATTGCCTGAAGATGTGTTTGACAGTCTAAAATAATACCTCTGACAATTAGCAAATTCCTGATTATAAAGTCTGCGTTCAAATGGTGTTGCTGATGTGCCTATTTCTAGTTGGACACCTGTGACATACCAAGTTGCTCCGTTTGTTCCTACTACGGATGTTGCTCCTGTGGCTGAATTATAACCCCCTGCAGTCCATGCACCTGCAGTAGCACTACTTGTAGAACCTACACCCAAGCCAAAACAAACATCTAGTCCAATTCCATTAGTAGTTAACCAAGTTCCTGATGTATCGCCAACAACAGTTATTGTTTTTTGTTCCCATGTATTGGCAGAAGAAATTGTATAAGTAAATGGATAACTACGATTAGCCGCACCATTTAATAATGAACCGCCAAATGTTCCTGTAAGTGATGACCTTACCCAAAATGAAATAGTAATTGTTTTAGCATTTGCAGTTCCCCATGCTAAATCAGAAACATTAAAACCTTCTATTCTTTGTTGAAATGTGAAATAATCACTAGCTGTAATAGAATAAGCTGAACTTGATGTAATACCTAAATAATTACTAAATCCTGCTGGTGGAGTAACTGAACCTGCATTTTGTTGTGCTGTTAATTTAGATGCTTGGCTTCTTTGAATAAACCATCTATCAACTGTATATTGACCATCAGTTGGGTTTACACTAGCACCAGCATTTCTTTGGTCTATCCTAAAATCTCCGTTAATTATTTTATTTTTTAACGTATAAGGTGACGCTGCAGCAGCTTGTAGACTACTGTCTGGGAATGTGACTCCGTTTGTTCCACTTAGCGAAATTGTCATGCTAATTCCTCGTCTGTAGGTCTAGGTAGTGTGTGTTCCCATTTAGCTATGTAGTCACCTTTACCGTCACTATCGTTTTGTAGTGTAATAATTCCAGATGAAAAATCAAGTGTTGATAGTTCTGGATATAAAACTATAATTTTTTCGTATAGTGTCATTTACGCACTCCTTACCATAGAAGCATTAAAATATGTACATACTTGTCTAGCATCTGTAGTTTGCCCTGTTACAAAATATCCATAAATTTCCACATAATCTGTTGAGCCGTTTAAATAAACCAAGCTGCTTACTGTTACTCCAGCTAAAGCTGTTGATGGCTGACTTTCATTTCCTCTTGAATTTTCTGTTCCATTTTTATAAATAGACACAATCATTCCAGTATTTGATACATTAGCACCAACTCTACCATTGATTTGATAATAACCAGCAACTGTTGGAGTAAAAGTAGATGATGCAAAATTATTATTTGTGTCAAATACTTCTGTTGTAAATGTTATTTTTGTAAAAGTTGTATTAGATAAAGTTTGATTTGAGCTTTGCCATGCACTAAAAGCTGGACCATTTACCATTACAGTACCTGTTTGAACAGGCAATGTTAGCGTAGTTGTGCCTGCGGCTGAAGGTGCAGTAATAGTACATGAGCCTGAAACACTACCGTTTAATACTACACTAGCCATTATTTAGCCTCCAATGCTTTTAATTCTTCTACTGTGTTTGCTGTATCTACCAATGTAGTAATATCACGAAGTCTTTGCTTTTCTGCAACAATAGAAGTTGTATCTGCATTTATTTCTAAAGCACGTTGAAAAGCGATATCTTGAGCTAATAGTAATGGTTCACGTTCTTGACGTAACCTATCTTTAGTAATGTCTTTAGCTTTATTTATGTCAACAATTATTGCCATGTCCATGCGTTCCTAAATGTTCTGTCTGTTGGTATTTCAGATACGTCTACAATATGATATGCTTTACCTTGTGGTACGTCTTTAGCAGCAATTTCTTCTATGGTTAATCCGCACTCTTCTGCTGGAACTATAATGCTAATTCCACCTTCGTCATTTTGATATATTATTCTTTTGTTCATTTTTTGTCCTTATCTGAATATAGCAACATTGACAGCAACTCTATCAAAATATGTCCCAGAGCCATTAGTTACGGATATTCTGATTTGATTTGTTGGGTAATCTCCTGCATGGTCAGTACATACAATAAAAACTCCGCCACCACTTGCAGATGCACTACCAGCCAATGAGTATTTTCCGTCAGGCATATTTGTTGTATAATTAATATAATAATCACCTGTACCATTATCATTAATACTTGTTACATTTCCACTAGCACGAATTGCAAGAGTTCCTGTGCCATTAAAGTTTACCCAAGCACGACATCCGTATGCTGTTGCTACTGAACCATAACCAGAGTTGAATTTAAAGTTAGCACTAGAGTCAAATTGACCACAAGTAGCACCACCTTCAGCAAAGTCTATAGTATCAGCCGCAGAGAAAAAGATGCCTGTATTAGTATCGCCTGTAGTAGTAATAGCTGGTAATGCTGCTGTTCCTGCTACAAAGGCTGCTCGTTGTGATGTATCTATAGTTAAAGCTGTAGTACCGCTATTAGTTTGTAATACTAATGAGCCACTATTGTCAGGTTGTATCACTACACCATTGGTGGTAGTTGCATTTATAATTGTACTCATACTATCACCCATCTTGACGTAGAAGGAACTGTAACTGTAACACCACCAGAGAGAGTTATATCCCCAGCTTCTACAGAGTTATATCCTGTAGGGAATGTGTAAGATGTACCTATTGTTCCGTTATTAACATTAAGTCCGTTAGATGCAGCAAACTGTGGTGCATAAGCATCACCATTGGCATCTTGGTAAACAGCTTCTTCAGCAGGATAAGTTACAAATACGTTCTTTGTTCCTGCACTAAAGTTGACTGCTGTACCACCATTACTAGACTCTAATATGGTATTACGAGCTAAAGTAGTGCCTGAAGATGTGTAAGTGCCTAGACCTACTTCCCATTCTGTACCACCTACAATAGCGTAGTAAGTAGTATTACCATCACCTATTGCAGAGAATGACTGAAAGCCAGATACTGCACCAGCAAGCGTAAATGTACCTGTGCCTGTGGTAGTAGAAGTCTCTTGGACTCTATCCTTTACGACTAAAGGCATGAGTTATCCTTACGCTAATGTAACTGAAAGATTGCCTGTTGAAATCTTAAAGATATCACCAGAGTCAATTGTTTTAGATGTATCCAAAGCGGTGTGATAAAGTAAATTACCTGATGTAGCAGCATCATTAATGCCTATCCATCCAACCACTCCCCAGCTAGCAGTCGCAGTAGGGAAGGTGACATCTGCATCATTTAATACGTTACCAGATGTGCCAGATGCTGTTGCAAATGATACGGCTGTTCTAGCGTAACCAGTACCAGATGTGCTAACTTCTGTACCACTACCTGCGTCTGTAGGGTCTGAAGTCCATAGTGATACGTATACTGTTGCCGGTGCTGTGTATGTTGTTGCGTTTAGAGTAGCATTTAAAAGCGCATTCTCTAAAAAGTTACTCATTTCTGCCATGATTTTTCCTTTATCTTGGTGTTACGTTTAATGTGGTGTATGCGTATGTTTGACCTAAGTCGCTTGTTTTAATATTAGCAATTGCTCTATCGTATAATGCTGACCATGTTGCTATTCTAGCATCATTGATTAAATAAGGTTCTGCTTCTGCTAATGTTGCGTAAAGTAAAGCGTCTGGGTAGTATGCTAAATACAAGTTACTAGATGTTGTGCTAGAGATAAATGTAGGTTGAGCATAATATAAAATTTGAATAGTGTAATCAGAGTTTTGACTAGGTGCAAATTGGAACTCTGTACCTAACATTGTAAAGTAGTGTGAACGACCTGATAATGATGTTTGACCATTACGGAAGAACAAGTCAGGTGATTGATACTCTAAGATAATAGGTGGGTTACCTTGAAAGTGCATCTCTCTTAACTCTAAGAAGTCAGTAGGAAATGCTACCTTGTTATCTGTAGGAGTAGTTGTAGCTACTTTTAACATTCTTTCTGTTCTTAAGTCACGAGTCATTCTTAACTGTGCCATCTGAATAAAGTCAGGTATGACGCTTGTCAAGTCTGTTCGTGCTAAGTAACTTTCTACTGTAGTTACAAAGCTACTATAAGTTGTAAATGCCATCTAATTGTCCTTTTAATCTATCCCAGCACTTGTCCATCTCATCTTTATGCCATTCACTTGCAGCTAATGAGCTTAACCATGCTGTTCTGTCAAAATATGTTAAGTTTTCTATGTCTTTAATGTTATTGGATACAGGGTTTGCAGGGCTATAAGGTGAACCTATGACAGGCACACCACGAATAAGTGCTTCTACATCTGCGACACTACCAAAACTCACAATGACATGAGCTTTTTCTAATGTTTGTTTAAAGTCACCTTCGCCTTTACGCTTAATGACAATCTTTCTCTCTGTATGCTTTCTAATTTCTTCTACTGTTCTGTCTAACCAATTAGAAGTTTGGTAAATATAAGCTATCTTTTCTGCCGGTGGTAACACAACTACGTTTTCACCACTACGATACTCGTGAACTTTAGGTGTTTCTCTATCTGATACACGCCAATCTGTGCAATGGTAGTTATTTACACAGAATCTAGCCCATTCTAAATCAGATGACCTGTGAAAGTAGCCATGGTCTATCAGAATATAGGGTATTTTTTGTTCTCTACAGGCTATTTGTATCTTATCTGCACCATGTAAATTACCTACTATGACTGGAATAGACTTACCATCCCATTCCCTTGTTAAAATACCCTTACAATGCTTTTGCAAGCGTTTTAAGACGTTATCTCTGCGTTCTATGCCACTCAGTATTAACTGCATCTAAAACCTGTTCTACAGATATGTTTTTCGCTTTTAGAAGGCAATGTTGACATACGCTATCATAAGTCCCACATGGCTCTGAACCGTCATGTATATTTCTATGGGTATCATATCCTAAGTGCCTTGGTGAAGTAAAACCTGTCCATATCACTACAGAAGGTATGCCTAATGCTGCTGCTGCATGATGTAAACCACCATCTGTGCCTACAAATAACTTTGCTTTACTTAATACTTGCAATGCTTCTCTAAAGGTTGTGGTTTCTTTCCACTTTGTATATCGTTTTACAGTAACATCACCTAATTGTAACCATGGTAAGTCATGTTTAAATAACTCTTCCCATTTATCCCATGCTTTATTAACTGTGTGTGCGTAGACTCTTTTAACATTAGGCTCTACAACTATGTAGTCACCATCTATCTTATCTATATCTTTTTGTTCTTCGTGACTAAAGTATATTTCACCTACTCTAGGTTTATAGTCATCATTAAATAATAACCGACCATTCTTAGTACCTTTGAGATATGGTCTATGACCTTGATAGTTTTTAACCCATACTACGTCTGTATCAGAGTTACTAGCCATTCTAGGATTGTTAGCAAATACTTGACCATCCCATGACATTCTAACGCCATCACCTAGCTTTACTTTCTTACCGGTTCTTTCGTTAGCTTCTTTAGCATCACCAGATGCCATTAACCAATCACCAAGTCCCATTTAACTGTTTAGCTACCTTATTGATAACTTCTTTCCAAGT